ATGCTAAGAAATTAAAAAACTTTAAATTTGATTTTTCATTAGTTACTGGCATTGGAGATATTTCAAAAGAGTCGGCAAGAATTCAACCACCAACAATCATTTCTCTAAAAACAACATTGTGTGGTTTAACCAGAATTGAAGAACAATTTAAAAATAAAAAATATGAAATTGTTTTAGATAAGTCTAAAAAAGATGATGCAGAAGCTGCAAAAGTTTTCTTTCAATTAAAACGAGGTGATATAGCTGTGTTAGATTTAGAATTGCGATATAAAGGCGACTTTAATCCACAACCACAGTTTCAAGGCGGAATAAATCCAGATTTTAAAAAGCTCTTACAAAAAGAATGTAGTTTTTAATATGAACTTCACACAATACTTAACCGAAGCAAAAAAAGAAGGTGTGAACCTTCACCTAGAACATATTGAGGATGAGATTCTCAATCGTGGTGTTAATGGTGCTCGTGATGCAATTAATTTCTTACAAGCATTAAGAGATATGCTTGCCGGTCATTCACAAATAAAAGTAAACACTACAACAAAGTGGGATGGTTCACCTGCAATCTTTTGTGGTGTAAATCCTGACAATGGCAAATTCTTTGTTGGTACAAAAGGTGTATTCAATGCAAAGGCAAAGTTGAACTATACTGATGCAGACATTGACACTAATCATCCAGGTGAAGGTCTTAATGCAAAACTAAAAGTTGCATTACGATATTTGCCAAAACTTGGTATCAAAGGTGTATTGCAAGGCGATATGATGTTTACGAAAGGTGACTTGTCGGAGAAGACACTTGATGGTGAAGACTATATCACATTTCAACCAAACACACTAATCTATGCCGTACCTACCGATTCTAAATTAGCAAAGACGATGCAGGCTGCACAAATGGGAGTGGTGTTTCATACTTCATACACAGGTAAGACATTCGCTGATATGAAGGCATCATTCAACATTGACATTAAGAATTTAACACCAACTAAAGATGTTTGGTTCCGTGATGCATATTTCACCGATGCATCTGGTACTGTATCATTCACAGAAGAAGAAACTAAAAAAATAACTACTATTCTTTCTACTGTTGGTTCCACATTCAAACAAATAAGTTCTCTATCTCTTGGTAGAATCTCATCAAGCGATATAGTTCGTGAATACATTAAAACATTCAACAATACCAAAGTGCGTGAAGGTCAAAAGATTACAAATACAACCGGTCACACAAGAGAATTGATTAAATGGATTGAAGATAAGCTGAATAAAGATATTCTAGCGGCTAAGATGGAGAAGACAAAGAGAGATAAGACTACAATTAAAAATGAAATCATGCGAACTCTCCGTGGTTCAGCAGCAGATTTGACCAAGATATTTGATATGCAGAACGGCATGGTTGATGCCAAGAATATGATTATTAAGAAACTACAACAAATGAAACAAGTTACAAGTACATTCGTACAAACAGAAGATGGTTTCAAAGTGACAAATCCCGAAGGTTTTGTTGCAGTTGATAAACTAACTGGTAATGCAGTTAAGTTGGTAGACCGACTTGAGTTTAGTCACCTTAATTTTACCGCACAGAAAAACTGGAGTAAGTAATGGCAGAGAAGAAATTTGATTTAAGTTCCATTATGGCCGAGTATGGCGATAATGATTTTGGATTTACAGCAATTGATGAAGAAGAATATAATGCAGTCATTGCCGAAAAAGAAGATACTGTTGAAGAGTATAAAGCACGATTGCATGAAGTGGAGAAGTTAATTCTCCCATTTCTAACTAAACTATTGCAAACATCTGACCAACCGATTATCAAATGGCCTAATCGTAAGGCAACACTTGAAACACAAATTCAAAAGATTTTAAACCTAACTAGAGGATAAAATGATAAACGCAATTCGCCGAGCAGTCAAGGCAACTAAACTTAATGAAACTGTATATCATGGTGATTGGGTAAGACATCCAGATAATCAATGGCAAGTTGGCCAAATACAAAATATTAACAATGGCCAAGCACTAGTGACATGGAAAAAGACCGACAAGAGAAGGAAAGCAGTTTCATCAACGCACCATGTGAAAGATTTACAACATGCTAGGCGTGAATTCTCACAATTAAAACAACCGACTCATCACAAAGAGAGTGTTAGTCCTGACATATTACCTAAGTCAGGTGCAGGTCAATTGGGTACAGATGAGTTAAGAAAAACTTATCAAAAGGATACGCCAGGCCAAAACATTACCAGGTTTAAGGACTACAAGCTACATAAGTAATTAACTGTATATAATTTTTTTGATTGAGGAATGTGAAAATGAAGGATTTGATTATAGGTGCTTGCACCAACTACGATTGGGACAAACTAAAGTTTTGGGTTAACTCAATCAATAAATGTGGATTCAAAGGCGACAAAGTTATGGTTGCCTTTAACATCTCTTTTGAAACCATTGAGAAACTAACTCAAGCTGGTTTTCAAGTTGTACTTCCTGGTAAAAAAGATGAAGCGAATGGACAATTCGTATATCAATCTAACTTACCAATCCATGTGGAACGATTCATCCACATTTATAACTACCTAGAAACACACGATGATTATCGGTATGTAATTACAACCGATGTGAAAGATGTTATCTTCCAACATAATCCAATTGAAGCACTAGAAGCAGAATTGGGTGCAAAGCAACTCTACATGTTTGCTTCTGAAAGTATGTATTATAAAGATGAACCATGGGGCAATCAAAATCTGATTGAGACTTTTGGTCCATTCTTTCATAACATCTTCAAAGAGAATGAAATTTATAATGTAGGTGTTCTTGCTGCTCGTGGCCATGCGATGCAAGATTTAGCTGCCATGATTTTTGCCATGTCTATCAACAGGCCAATTCCAATTGTAGACCAATCTACCTTCAACTTTATGGTTGCACAAGAACCTTACCTTTCAACAGCAAGGTATTGTAAATCAGAAGATGGTTGGGCTTGCCAACTCGGTACAACTGCTGACCCAAGTAAAGTTGACCAATTCAAACCATTCTTGTTAGAACCATCACCAAGATTTATTGCAGGTAATGTTACAACAAGTAAAGGAAAAGACTTTACAATCGTGCATCAGTATGATAGAATACCACAGTGGCGTAAAAGTATTGAAGAAAAGTATAGTAACTAAAATGAAAATAGCACTTTGTTTATCTGGTCAACCTCGGTGTGTAGCACAAGGTTATGATTTTGTTAAGAAGAACATTCTAGATGGTAACGATGTTATCGTCTTTTGTCATGTTTGGGAAGCACCTGAAGTTATAGATATTGAAATTTATAAACCAGAAGCTTTTACTATTGAGAAGTCTTTAACGAATGACCTATCAAAGTACACAAGAGTTCCACCACCACAACCAAATTGGAAAGTAAAAGACCCAGCTCGTTCTACTTGGAATCAATTGTATGCTATTAGAGAATGTAATAGTTTAAAATCGGTTTATGAAGAAGCTACTGGAGAAAAATTTGATTGGGTGATTCGTTCTCGTTTTGATTTTGCAATCAATGCTAAAATTCCATTTGATGAGTTGGATAATAGTAAGTTGTATATACCAAATTGTCGTATGACACCAAATAGAGATTTCGGTAATGACCAGTTTGCATTTTCATCTTCAGAAAACATGGACAAATATGCTGATACATTTAATCGTATTGATGAATACTATGATTCAGGTGTACAGATGATGTGTGAAGATTTAATGAGCGCAAACTGGAAAGCAAATGGGCTAGTTGGTGATAATCTAGTTTATTGTGATATCAATCACCCATTTCCGCCTGGTCCCTATAATGGTACATGGCACAGTCTTATCCGGGAGGATTTTGAACAATGGCTGCGTTAGTAATTTGCATGGCTGGTTTAAACACCAGATTCCATGATGTTGGTTTTGATATACCAAAATATCTTTTACCTTGGCGTGAAGAGACTATCATATACGAAATTCTTAAACAACTAGGAACTTTTGATGAAGTTCTTTTGTTGGCTAATAAGCGTGATGTGTATTTTATGCCAGACTTAATAAAGACTATTGAACCACTTGGTCTTGGTAAAAATAATATTCATTATATTGGTGACACTAATGGTCAAGCACACACCGCATACATTGGTGCTTCACTATTAAAAGATAGGATTCAAACATTCTTTGTTCATAACGCTGATACACTATTGATGGGTAGAGATTTCAAATCTATTGAATCAACAATGTCAGATGCTTATGTTGATGTGTTTATCGCTAACAATCCAAAGTATTCATATGTCAGGTCAAAAGATGGTCTTGTAACAGAGATTGCAGAAAAGTCTTCTATCTCTCCGTTTGCAAGTTCTGGTTTATATGGTTTTTATAACGCACAGTTATATGAAAAAATGTATGAAGCATTATCAGAAAACTTTACTGGCAAAGAAATGTATATTGCAAATGTGCTAGATTATATGATAAAGAATAATAATCTATTTGTTGGTCTAAACGAATTGAATAATTCTTATGAAACAATTGTTCTTGGCACACCGCAAGAGTACGGGCTAGAAATAGCTAGAATGAATTTAAAATGAAAGTTAAAGACTTAAAAGGTGGTTCTTTAAGTACCACAGAGCTACATGAAATTGATGATGTTCGTTACATCAAAAAGAGAATCAACCTTGTCAAAGAGAGAGAGTATGGTTTTGTTCGTTGGTATTCTCAACTAAAGAAAATTCAAAGGTACTCTGTTGAGTTCCCAAACATATGTCCAAAGATTATAGATGTTTCATATGAAACAAATGATGCTATTCTAACACTAGAATACATGGAAGGTTTTAGAGATATTAAAACCATTCTATCAGAAGACAAACTTAATGAAGAACAAATTATAAAAATAGTAGATGCTGTTTGGTCAGCTTTTGATACCTTACACTCAAAGAAATATCCACCAATTTCTGGTGCACCGATGTTGTATTACAAAGAAGAAGTTCGGCAAAAACTTGATGATGCTTTGCATGATTATAAGTTTTTAGAGTTCTTTAAAAATTCAGTATATGAATACAATGGTCAGATAACACATGGCATATTCTCATACATAAATGAATTGGAAAATATATTCTCTGAGTTGAAACTACCTACAGAAGAGAATATTCATGGCAATCCAACATTAGAAAATATGTTGTATTCGTTTGAAGAAGACCGAGTGGTCTTTATTGACCTCTATGAAGAAAGTATAATTGATAGTAAGTTTTTAGATTATGCACAAGTGTTACAATGTTCACGCAGCCATTATGGTTATATAAATGACCGTGATGTTGTTGTTAAAGATTCAACAGTTAGTCATAATTTAAAACCACCTAAAAACTTTGATACATTCAATTTCTATTTTGAGGCTAAATTACCAAACAATTGGATTAAATTGATAGATATATTAGAGGCAACTCAATTCATCCGTATGTTGCCATTTAAATGTCGTGCAGGTGAAGTTAATAAGGCAAAGTTTTTCTATGTTAAGGCCTGTAATTTATTAGGTAAGGTGTTATCGTAATGGAAAATATATTAGTTAACTTTGATAATTTCAAGAGGACTTGGAATGTCAAAGCAGAATTACCAATCTCATTCATCATAAAATATTCTAGTGATATTTTTAGTCCGTCTAATTATGATTTGTTATCGTATAGTGATAATGACCGTAGATTGGTTATTATTGATAAAACTGTTTATGAAATCTACAAAGATGAATTGAATAACTACTTTGATAAACATAAAATAAAATTAGAGTTATTGATTCTGGATGCTACAGAGGAAAACAAAGACTGGAAACATACAGACATTATATTGAAATTCTTTGAAGATGTTGGTGTTCTTCGTAGAGAATCAATCATTTGTATTGGTGGTGGAGTTTTGTTAGATATTGTTGGGTTCGCATGTAGCATCTATCGCAGAGGCATTCCATACATTAAAGTGCCGACTACATTGTTGGCTATCGTAGATGCTTCAGTTGGTGTTAAAGTTGCAGCCAATCATTTTGATAGGCGTAATCGTATTGGTGCCTATTACCCACCGATTGCCACATTACTTGATAAGAAGTTTATCAAAACACAAGATGACAGAAATATCATTAATGGTATTGCAGAGATATTTAAACTTGCAGTTATCAAAAGTGAAGAGTTGTTTGTGCTACTTGAAGAACATTATGAACAACTAGTCAATGAAAAGTTTCAGTTCGGTGCTATACCAGTTCGTGTAATTAATTTGGCTATCACAGGAATGATTGAAGAGTTGGCACCAAATCTATGGGAAAGAAAACTTGACCGATGTGTAGATTTCGGCCATTCATTTGGTCCTGTAATTGAAATGAAGAATCTACCTAATCTTTATCACGGTGAAGCTGTTGTGTTAGATTGTTTGTATAGTTCTTGCCTTGCAGAAGTCCGTGGTTTTATTACGATGGAACAATTAATAAGAATTTTTACTTGTGCTAAGAACCTAAAATTGCCAACATGGCATGAAGACTTTACTAAAGTTCGTTTACTTGAATCAGCATTACAAGATACAATGAAGCATAGAAATGGTAATCAATATCTTCCTGTTCCAATTGGCATCGGTCAATACACCATGTTGAATAATGTTACAGTTGATGATATGAGATTATCCGCTGATTTATTTGAAGAACTATCGGTATGAAAACAATTTTAATAACTGGCACCACAAGTGGTGTTGGTGCCAAGATTGCATATGATTACATAGAAAAAGGTTGGAATGTAATTGGTCTCGCTCGTGGTAAATCTTTATTCAATTATCCAAATTACAAACACTATCAAGTTGACATTAGTAATTTAGATATGGTTTATAAGGCCTTTGAACAAATTTCTGATACAAAAATTGATATTCTGGTCAACAATGCAGCCATATTTACAATGAAATCATTTTCACAAACTAGCTTTGATGAGATTGGTGATATGGTTGATATCAACCTTAAAGGTGCCATGTATGTAACTAAGTTTGCATTGAAAAACATGGAACAAGGCAGTCGTATATTTTTTATCAACTCGGTTGCTGGTCTGGAAGAATTAGAAAACCAATCTGTATACTGTGCTTCAAAACATGGTCTCACAGGATTTGCAGGTGTTCTTGGCCAAGAATTGAGACAAAGAGGAATCAAAGTAACAAGTATACATCCTGGCGGCATAGATACGCCACTATGGAACGAAGAGATACCTTACCCATGCGGTGATGTAAGTAAGGCAATCTCACCAATAGAGCTTGTAAAAGTAATTGATTTCGTGTATAATAGTAAATTCAATATTGAATACAAAACCATCAAAATGTTTCCTGATACAGAGTGGCACCAATGAGTTTTTTACCTGACAAACATCTCTTTATAGTTACATCAGCTCTTAACCCAACTATTGGTGTTTTTGATTTTGATACTCGTGTTGCTCAAACAATGGAGACTCTTAAAGTTCTCCGTGAAAGAGTACCTGAAGCAATCATTGTGTTAACAGATGCATCAACAAAACCAGTAGATAAATCCGTTATTGATAGCATGTCAAAGTATACTAATATAAATTTGGTATTTCACAATGATAGTGACTTGTGTACACTTGGTAATGCTGGACTTAAATCTCAGGCTGAAATTATTCTATTACATAAAACACTTTCAATGTTTAAGATGAATGATGATTTACTAAAAGTAATGTCAAGTGTTAAGAGAATATATAAATTATCTGGCAGAACAAACTTAATTGATGGCTTTGATATTGAAAAATATAATGATGAGAGTTTGTATGGTAAGTATGTGTTTAAGAAACGAATACCATCATGGATGCCAATTGAAAAACAGATTGTATCTGGTGCAGACCATTTACTAATCACAAGAATGTTTTCAATCTGTATTTCATTACTTGAAAATTATTATAACACATTACCCTTGATTTACCAATCTGTAAATGAGAATAATATTGATACTGAACATAGCCATTATAAACATATAGATAAACAATATCTAATTGAATTTGATAACCTTTACTGCCAAGGAACTATGGCATCAACTGGATTGACGGAAACATATTAATGATTGATGAAAAAATTAAAGAGTTAGCTAAACTCGCAAAACCAAAATATCTCCCTAACTTTGATAAGTTTGAACCAGGTAAAGACTATGTTCTTTATTCAGGTCAATTGTGGGACGAAAATGAAATAGAGTTAGCACTCAAATCTTTTTTGACTGGTAAGTGGGTAACTGCTGGCGAAAATTGTGAGAAGTTTCAAATGCGCTTCTCAAAGAAGTTTAATGTGAAACAATCTCACATGGTGAATTCTGGTAGCTCTGCTAATCTTGTTATGGCTACTACATTGAAGAAGTATCATGGTTGGCAAGATGGTGATGAAGTCATCGTATCACCTGTTGGTTTTCCAACAACGATTGCACCATTCATGCAAAACAATATCAAGCCTGTGTTTATAGATATTGAATTTGATACACTTAATTTTGATGTGAATCTAATTGAAGAAAAGATTACATCAAGAACAAGAGGTATTGTCGTATCTCCAGTCATGGCAAATCCGCCTAATATGGACAAATTAGTTGAAATTTGTAAAAAATACAACATACTTTTGATTGGTGATAACTGTGATTCATTAGGCACACATTGGGATGGAAAACTAATTACCGATTTGTATTATTGCTGGACAACATCTCTTTACCCAGCACATCACATATCTACAGGTGAAGGTGGTATGATATCATCAAATGATTCAGCCTTCATTGATATGGCACGGTCAATCAGTTGGTGGGGTCGTGATTGTTATTGTATCGGTTCTAACAACATGTTACCATGTGGTACCTGTGGCAATCGTTTTGATAGATGGTTACCTGATTATGATGGTATCATTGACCACAAATACATTTTTACACACGCTGGTTATAATTTAAAACCACTAGATTTACAAGGTGCAATTGGTGTAGCACAACTAGAAAAGTTTGATTTTATCCATGAAAAGCGGAAAGAAAATCACAAGAGATTGTCCAACATTCTTCTTAAATATTTGGATGTTCGTATGCCAGATGTATTGCCTAAGGCTGAACCTTCTTGGTTCGGTGTTCCAGTTATATGTGAAACGAAAGAACGAAAAGAAAAACTGGTTGCATATCTTGAAGAAAATAAAATTCAAACAAGAAACTATTTTGCTGGTAACATTCTTCTTCATCCAGGATTTAAACATCTAGATGACCATAAGAAATATCCACTATCAAACAAAGCATTGTCTCATGTGTTTATTTTAGGATGCCCACCATTTTGGAATGAAGCTGTATTTGAATATCTTGAAGAGGTCATAAAGAAATGTCCTTGATACAAGTATTTGGCGGTAGTGGGTTTGTTGGTTCTGCATTTGTAGAAAAGAATCCTAACTCTATTGTAAATTTTAGAAATGATTATACTGTAGTAGGTACAGGAGACATTCTGTACATGATTTCTACAGTTACAAACTACCATGTAAAAACAGACCCATACATTGATATTGATACCAATTTAACAACACTAATGAAAGTGTTGGAACAATGTAAAGATTTGGATTTAACTTTCAACTTTGTTAGTTCATGGTTTGTTTATGGTAACACAGAGATGCCTGCTACTGAAGAATCACATTGTTATCCAAATGGTTTCTATTCAATCACCAAACGATGTGCTGAACAATTATTGATTTCTTATTGTGAAACTTTTGGTATCAAGTATCGTATTCTTAGATTGGCCAATGTTGCAGGTTATGGTGATAAGAAGGCTTCACCACAAAAGAACGCACTTCAATATATGATTAATGAATTGAAGGATGGTCGTGATGTGAATGTATATGAAGGCGGGAACATGTACCGTGACTACATACATGTTAACGATGTTGCCGATGCCATTGGGTTGATATTAGAAAAAGGTGAGTTGAACACCATTTATAATGTCGGTAACGGTGTGCCTATGTTATTCAAAGATATGATTGAATATGCCAAGGAAATAATCAATGGCAACGGTAAATTAAATACAATTGAAATCCCACAGTTTCATAAGACAGTTCAAGTCCACAGTATGTGGATGAAGAACGACAAGTTGGCATCGCTTGGATACACTCCAAAGTATGATATGAGGGCTATCATTAAAGACATGGTGAAATGAATCTAATACTTTATCAGGCATACTATCAACAAGAACAACTTGCCGTCTTAGACCCCGCATTTACGCCATACGACAATACCGAAAACAAACAACCATTATTGCGTGAAGTACCAATATGGAAAAAACTAACAGATGAACATAAAGATTCTGATAAACATTGGGGTCTTATGTCTTGGCGTTGGTCACAAAAAACTAATGTACCACCAATCCAATTCAAAGAATGGATTTTAGAAAATGAAGGCTATGATGTATATCACCTGGATCCATTTGCACACTTAGCAAATGAATTTCCAAATCTATGGGTGCAAGGAGATATTTGGCATCCAGGTATGTTAGAGTTTGCAAAAATATTATTTCCAAAAATTGGTATAGATACTCCTGTAGAACAATACAAATACTTACCAGAAGACTTTGGTACTTGTAACTACTTTGTTGGTAATTCTAAATTTTGGACAAGTTATATTGATTTTATTGACCTATGTCTAAAACTATGTGATGAAGATGAGAGGCTGAGTAACTACATATACAAAGAAGGTCGTGAATATAATGGTCATTTTGTACCATACTTACCATTTGTTACTGAAAGACTGTTCTCTATCCACAATATTTTAAATAGACAAATAACTGTTAAAAAATACCCATGATTAATGAATTTGATTACGATAAACTTAGCAAAGAATTTCAACAAGGCGAGCCGTTTAATCATGTTATAATTGATAACTTCTTTGATGATGAAACTGCATTGAAATTATCAAATGAGTTTCCAGATTACAACGATGAGCAACTTTGGGCTATCTACAACAACCCAATTGAAAAGAAGAAACTGACACCTAATTGGGGTCTATTTCCTCCTATGACATATCGTGCATTTACCTTAATGAATACACCAGAATTTGTAGAGAAGGTTAAGAGAATCACTGGCATTCCAAATCTTGTTGCAGATTATGGTATGCATGGTGGTGGTTGGCATGTACACACTCGTGGTGGTAAACTAAACATACACAAAGACTATTCTATTCATCCAAAACTTGGCATGGAAAGAAGAATCAATATCATTGTATACTTATCACCAGATTGGAATGAAGAATGGGGTGGTGGCCTTGAGTTATGGTCACACAATGCAGAGAATAATCAACCTAAAGAATGTGTGACAAAAGTCTATAACAAATTCAATCGTGCTGTATTGTTTGATACAGCACAGAATTCATGGCATGGTTTGCCGACAGAAACATTATGTCCAGAAGGTGTATATCGTAAATCATTGGCCATCTATTATGTTTCTGAAGCAAGAGATTGTGCAGAACCTAATGACCGAGCACATTTTGCACCACATGGTGAACAGGCAAATGACCAGAAAGTTCTTGATTTGATTGAGAAGCGGTCAAACACAAAGACTTCTGGTGATATCTTTAGAGCATATTAAATACATAAATAGTCTGTAAGTTTAATATTATAACGCTGTAGAGGCGGAGAATGAAATTTAGAGATTTTTTAGAAGAACAAAAAGAGGTTCACCATGTCATGGCGTTTGGCCGCATGTCACCTCCAACTACGGGACATGAAGTTCTCGTAAACAAAGTCAAAGATGTTGCCAAATCTGTTGGTGGCAGTCACAGCGTAGTTCTATCGCATACGCAAGATAAAGACAAGAATCCTTTATCCTCTGCTAATAAACTCAAACACGCCAAACGATTCTTTCCAGATACAAACCTCTCTACATCCAGTAAAGAGTCACCCACATTTCTTTCTCATGCAGCCGAATTACACAAAAAAGGTGTAACACATTTACATATGGTTGCAGGTTCTGACCGTGTTGCAGAATACAAAAAGAAACTTGCACAGTATAACGGTACTGGTGAAGGTAAATTATACAACTTCAAAAAGATAACAGTACATAGCGCAGGTCAAAGAGATCCTGATGCCGAAGGTACTTCCGGTATGTCTGCATCTAAAATGCGTGGTCATGCGGCTTCTGGTAATTTTAAAGAATTCAAAAAAGGTATACCTGCACATGTACCAGAACATCACGCAAAAGAAATGTTTAGTGATGTTCGTAAAGGTATGCAAGTAAAAGAAGAAACAGAACTTGATGTTTTGTTTGAAGAAATTTTATATGAAGGTGTACACGATAAAGGTATTTTCAAAGCAGTATTCTTAGCAGGTGGTCCTGGTTCTGGTAAAGACTATGTGCTTGACAATACACTTGCAGGTCATGGAATGACCGAAATCAATTCAGATAAAGCATTTGAGTACCTCTTAGATAAAGAGAAACTTGACAAGAGAATGCCTGATAATGAAGAAGAACAAAGGAATGCTGTTCGTGATAAAGCCAAGAGTATGACAGAACTTCGTCAGCGTTTGGCTTTACAAGGTCGTAACGGTCTTGTCATTAATGGTACAGGTGATGACTTTGATAAAATCAAACGCATTAAAGAAAAGTTAGAAGCTCTTGGTTATGAAACTTCTATGCTCATGGTTAATACCGCAGATGAAGTATCAAAAACAAGGAATGTAGAGCGTGGCCAACGTGGTGGTCGTACAGTACCAGAAGATAAACGCAAAGAGAAATGGGATGCCGCTCAAAAAGCAAGACCAAAACTTGCAGAGTTATTTAAAGATAACTATGTTGAATTTGATAACTCAGAAGATTTACGTTCAGCACATCCTGATGTAGTTAAGGGTAAAAAAGATGAGATGACAACTCATTTTAAAAATTTTCAAAAGTTTATTTCAAAACCACCAAAGAATGATATAGCTAAAGAATGGGTTGCTTCACAGTTAGGTAATAAAGATACTTTGCCAACTAAATCAGTCGCACCTGAAACTATGCACCCTTCTAATAAAGATTCTAAAGCAACAGAGCAAGCAAGACAATTAGGCCTAACTTATTTTGGTTTTGGTCGTTGGGGTAAAGGCGGAGTTATTACACATCATGTGGTACATGGTTCATTAGTAGCTAATGAAGTTGAAAAACGAGGACAAAATGTTGTTCAAGTTCCACAAACAAAAACAATTGAAAAAGTTAAAAAAGTTAACGAAGAATTTCAATCGTTCTTAAATGAAGAATCTAAAGTTGATTTACATCCTAGTAAATTGATGAAAGATAATAATGGTAAAGTAAGAACATTTATGATTCGCAGAAATGCTGCTAAAGAAGCACATACACATAATGGTATGGTGCATAAGGCAGAAAAAGGTTATGTTGTCAAAATAAAGGAGAACGAAGATGTTAAAAGCACTAGTCAATTTTTTAAAAATGAAAACGAAATCGGAAGAATCTCCCAAAGTGGAAGTTCAACCAGAACCAACACCGGAACCAGTGGTGAAAATGGAAGAAGTTTCTACGAAGAAACCGGTTCCCGCAAAAAAATCACGCTCAGCGAAATCCGCACCCGCCAAAAAGAAATAAATGAAATTGATGCTGGTATTGAACCAGGTCTTTCTATGGCATCAAGCGGTGAAAATGTAAGTCGTGGTTTAGATAGGTCTATGGTAACAAGTGGTGTTAAATACAACCGTGATCCAAAGAAAAAAACAATCAAAGAATTGACCGGTGATGAAACTACTATGAGCACCGGTGATAAAAAAGAAGATGAACTTAAAAAAGTAGGCATCAATCTCTCATCATTTAAAGCAAAAAAGTTTGTAGGATAATATGAAAACATTCAAATCATTCGTTGCAGAACATTGTGCTGGCAAGAAGAAACATAACGAAAGCGTTGAGATGGAACATGTGTGTCCAGATTGTGGCTTGTGTCAAACTCACGGCAGTGTAAATGAATCTGCTGCAGCTGCAATAGCAGCGGCTACTGCAATAGCAAAAAAGAAATCTGGAAACTATGATGAAAAAGGATTTAGAAAAACTCCTTATAAAAATCCAGATAGTCCAAATATTAAAACAAATGCAGAACGAAAAAAAGAAATTGAAGAATCAGCTGCATGGCAAAGGTCAGCAGGTAAAGATCCAAAAGGTGGACTAAATCGTAAAGGTATTGCATCATATCGTGCAGAACATCCAGGTTCACACTTGTCTATGGCAGTTACAACACCACCATCTAAATTAAAACCTGGTTCAAAAGCCGGAAATAGACGCAAATCATTTTGTGCTAGAATGGGTGGCATGGAAGGTCCAATGAAGAAGCCAAATGGTGAACCAACTCGTAAAGCATTAGCATTAAGAAAATGGAACTGTTAAACATAAAATTAAATAGGAAAAACTTATGAACTCAGATAACAAACAAATCCGTGATGTAGCCGATGTTGCGGCAAGAATCATGTCTGGTCTTCCAGCGATTGAAGAAGAATTAAAAAGCGGTCAAGTTAAGATTGACAAGAACCACAATGGCAAGATTGATGGTCAAGACTTTAAGATTCTTCGTGGCCAAAAAAATGTAAAAGAAAATTTAGAAGATTTCTCATTAGAAGAAATTGAAGAATTTATGGTTTCAGAAGATTTTGAACAACTTGATGAGTTATCAAAAGATACCTTAAAATCTTATAGAGTTAATAGTATTGGTCGTGCTGGTAGCTTTGAAAAAAAAGGTTACGAAGCTGGTAAAAAAGGTGGCGGCGCAGGCAGTGATAAAGCCGACAAATTGTTTAATAAAGCAGATTTAGTATCTGCAGCTCGCAAAAGAGCTCAAGAAAAAATGAGAAAAGAAGAAGTTGTGCAAGAGCGTGAAGATGATGAATATCACACACCAACAAAACACCATGTACAAGTTCAAGTAAGCAAAGGTGATGGTCCAAAAACACATCGCAAAGCAACTGTTCGTGCAAAAGAACCAGAACATGCTGTAAGTGCCGCAATTGCTCACTACAAGCAACAAGGATATACTGTACATGACCACAAGTATCTTGGTGAAGATGTTGAGCAGATTGATGAGTTATCTAAAGGAACATTAAATAGCTATGTTAAAAAGTCTTTTAGTGACAAAGAAAAACCAAATCTCAATACACCTGAGAGACAAAAAGGTTTGAGGAAAGCAACATCTCGTCTATACAAAGAAGATGAAGAACAAATTGATGAAGTTAAGATGGCTGATTTACCATCTACTAAAGTTCAAGGCCGTGCATATGGTGCATCTAAACCAGAACCACACGCTCTTGATTTGACTAAAGGTCCAAAAGATAAAGAATTGAAGAACATTGATGCAGAAAAGAAAAAGAAATTCTCTGAAATGGTAAATTTATACCAAGACGGCGGAATGAAATCTTTCATGGAATCTTTATCAAAAGAAGAAGAAGAACAATTAATTGATGATTTGGCAAAAGAAATTGCTGATGAAACTATGGACGAAGGCGCAAGTAATGACCAATTTACAGCACAAGCACGAACAGCAGAATACAAGTCAATGACTAAAGATGCTGATAATGTTATGCCTGTGAAGAAGAAAGCGGAAGTTGCTAAAGGTTTTGTGCAAGCTGTTCAACAAGAAGAAACTCACACTAAAGTTGAATTCATAGATTACAATGATGTTAATGGTGTAAAACATTCTGATATTGAATTAGGTGAGCGTCACATGACTGATGCTGAAATGGAAAAACGTGAGAAAATTGTTAAGTCAATGAAAAAAGGTTTATCAGGTTTCAAAGAGCGTTATGGCGACCGTGCTAAAAATGTTATGTATGCCACCGCTAACAAACAAGCGATGAAAGACTAAAATGAAAAGATTCAAGGAGATATTAGAGCAACACCGTGAGAAGGGCAGGTTTAAACCTGTTCAATTACATAATGTTCCAAATACAGCTGTTGCGTCTCCTCGTTCTTCTTCTGATAGTGTTACTGCTAAATTGAAAGAAGATTTGCGTAAGTGGTTCAGTAAAACTGATCCTGCTGGTGATTGGAAAAGAATCAACAGTAAAGGTGAAGCAATTGGTCCTTGTGCAAGAGAACCTGGTGAACCTAAACCAAAATGTATGTCAAAAGAAAAGCGTGCATCTCTCACTAAAAAAGAAAGAGCATCTGCTGTTCGTGCTAAACGTAAAAATGATCCAAATCCTGAAAGAAAAGGTGAACCCATCAATGTTTCCAATTATGGAAAAGGAAAGATAAGTGAATCTATGAAAAACTTAAACGAAAAAAATGTACCAACAAGTCCTGAAAAATGGGCACAAGCTAAAGCTCAAGCTAAATCTAAATTTGATGTATACCCATCTGCATATGCTAATGGTTGGGCATCAAAAAAATATAAAGAAATGGGTGGTGGTTGGAAATCTGTTTCTGAAGCAAAAGATGAGCAAGAGTATGGTTATGAAGGCGATATGGCTTTGAATCAGTTGAAAACATTAGTACGCTGTGCTGAGATGATTGAAGAAATGTTAAAGCCTGATACTGATTTGCCTGAATGGGTTCAGTCTAAGATTACTCTTGCTACTGATTACATTCAAACTGCAGCAGACTATATGTATTCAGAAATGAAAGAATCTAGAGAAATTGGTGATGACCCAAATGCTGGTGAAGCAGAACCAAATCTTAGTCTTAAAAAAGGTAAAACTGTAATTACTAATCCAATAAAAGAGGCAACTTCTGCAAGAGCTCGTTTAGCTGATGCTATGAAAAGAGCACAAGAACAGCGTGAACGTGAAGAGCGTGCTGGTGCAGCCTTATTGAAACCAAAACCAAAAAATGAAGAAGTTGAACAGATTGACGAGATTAGCGATAAAACTTTATCTAACTATGTAACTGCTGCAAGAAAAGATAGAGAACATAATAAAGTTAATATGTCAGCTTCTGATACTTCACAAAGAACTAATGCTAGTGAGCGTGATAAGAAGCGTATTGCTGGTATGAACAAAGCAAAATCGTATCTAACACCTGGAACTGCTGGATATACTAAAAACCAAGAACGCAGAGCAGCTAATGAAGAAACTGTGCAAGAAGGTCGTGCATCACAACGCCATCCTTTAGAAGGCCATGAATATCACAAAAAGTCTGATGAAGCATTGGTTCACATTGCTAAAGATGCACATGCAGCTGCTGAAGCAATGAAGTCACACAATACTACTGCTGAGAACAAGTATCGTGACCAAGCAAATGATTCTGCAACAGTAAGGCACTATCGCAAAACAAATGGCATGGCCGATTGGTACAAAAAGAAATATGGCCATGTTGAAGAGAGTTTTAAACCTATGGATGAACCAAACTACAAAAACTCTATTCAAGCTCGTCAAGCAGCCGCAGATAAGTCTTCAACTGCTTTAAGTGGTCTTGTTGCTAAAAAGAATTTGAAACAAGCTGAAGGCAAAAACAAATCACAGGAGTTTATTAATAAAATGACAAGTAAAGTAAACGCTGGTAAACGTCTTGGAGAAGCTCAAGATGATCCTCCATTTGATAAACCATACACAACTAAACCATCTACAGTAACAGACAAATCGGGTGCAAAACATAGCCCAATGTCTCGTGCAAGAGATATAGCTCGTGCAGCTGCAAAGAAACAATCTGAGTTTTTAAAAGCTCGTAATGCTGGTTCAAATACAAAGAACGCAAGAGCTCGTGCTGCTGGTGCAAACAATTCACAGATGTTTGAATCTCGCCAAGCAGAGATTGTTCGTGAGGCTATGAAAGCGGCTAAAGAGAAGATGAAAAAAGGTAATTCAGAGGATAAATTCGTTGCGGATCCAGAACTGAACAGTAGAGTGATTAAGACCGCAACACAAATGTGATTACATAAATAACAGATAAACTAATTTTTAGGAGAAACTAATATGTCTTTATGGGGAAACTTAGACGCTGCCAACAATGCACCAAAATCAAGTGGCATGGCTGGTTATGGCGGAACAACACCACAAGTAACAGCAAATTCACAAGTATACTACGCTAATACTAAACTTGGTTCGTTTAGCGACAACCAAGCAGTTGGTATTTTTGGTGTATCTGCTACAGAAATGTCAAACTCTACATCCGGAGGTGCAACACAATCAACGGGTAAACCACCACACGCTGGCTGGGTAACTCGCCGTGTAGGTATGGGACCTGTTGCTACAATTACTGCTAATGCAGGCGCAGTTGGTGTAAACAGCACGATTACTATTGTTGCAAATAGCGGATTTGGTAACACAGGTTCAAACGGCCGCTCTACAATTATTCCAGTTGTCGCAACTTTTACAACAAATACTGCTGGTTACATTGATACAATCACAATCGTGAATCCTGGATTATATGCTAACACACCAATTTTACGACCAAATACAGGTAATGCTGTGTTCACCGTAACAATGGGTGGTCGTGCAAATCGTGTGCAAACAGAAACATTGGTTGCCATGGGTTCTATGACTGGTGATACAGAACAAGTATTTGGTTCACATACAAATCCTTAATAATGAAGTTTAGTGAATTCTTGGCCGAAATGGACCAAGTAATACCAGCTCAAGAACCAAGTGAGAATCCGATTATAAAATCGGAGATAAACTCACAACTGGAACTTGAGTTGGGTGATTTAATTACCTCACCGAATCTCGGCATTCAAAAGATTCGTAAAGTATTGTTCAGGTATGGGTTAGACCTACCAGCAGTTTACGATGTTTTAGAAGAAGGAGATGAATTCGCCATTGAGTTAGATGGTGAATTATTTTTATATGTTTTATATTACTTAACTGATGAAGGTAATTACGATTTTCATGCCGAAGTTACGGATTGGAATGGCGTTGATGAACTAATGTCGGATGAGGAAGAACAAGAAGAAGAATAATAATGTCCTTTGATGATTTGAATAATGATAATATTATGATATATGCAATGAAAGTTTATGATAAACCAAATTGTATAATGAGTGAGTTTAAAGAAGATATGAAGCGGTTCAACTACCTAAAGCGGTTGTTTCGTAGATATGCAAAAGTTGGTGAAATGAGAGAGCGATTAATTCTTAATCATCTTGTAGTTTTATATAATGTTTTTGGTGTAGAAGCAACCACTAGGTTACTATTTTTTAAAATGGCAAAAACCGATTACCCAGCTTTAAAAACCTATCTACTATTTTTATCGTGTATGCCAGATGTTGTTAGAGGTATCAAAGGTCAAGATATTATATCATCAGAAATTTCTGTTGATACTGGTGTCGCAGAAACACTAAGAGAAATCAAATGATAATTGGTTCAGGTATCACAATTACTGGTGGAATTAATATTAGTTCTAGTTCTTCTGGATTTAGTACCAGTAATTTGTTATTGTATTTAAACGCAACAAATAGTTCCAGTTATTCTGGCTCTGGCTCTACATGGACTGATTTAAGTGGCAATTCAAACAACGGAACATTA